ACCAGCTCGCCTTCCCATGTACCAACTATACTGTGCTTACCGTCCAGCAATACAGAGTACAGAGTTTCTGTTTCAGTTGTGTTGAAGGTCCTACGATCCTGGATGTCGCTACTGAAAGAAAAATCTCCCAAAGCAGTTTTTGTATTTTGGACCATGCGAGAAAGAGCCATGCCACAACTCTGACTAGTCACGCTAACTGGTGTGATAGAACGTTTCATCACATCGTCTGAGATGTGATAGGCTGTGATTTCCAGATGGTCATTGTGTTCAACGGGTTTCTTGATGCGAAATAGCTGCGCACCAAGAACAGGAGTCGGAGCCTTTATCAGCATATCTTCTTTGATAAGCTGATAAATATCTGAGTCAGAAATAGGATATTTCATAGTTAAGGTGAAATCGCCATTCATGGTCTCTTTAACAATCGCCGAAGTCGCTTCATGAAGTGGTTCCCCGTTCCAACGAACAGTCCTCACATCTTTATTAAGTAAATAAAGCAATTATGCCCACCCCCAAACTGTCTCAATTTCAAGCGATTGAATACCTGGGCCCAAAATAACCCCAACATTCTTCACTTTCGCTGGATCGACTGTGATAAAATCTCCTGACCATTTCACTGGCTTCCCTGTTGTCGTTTTAAGGCTAGGATTGTCAGGATTGTTGACCATCACAAGCGACTCAGTAAGACTTTCAATGCGAATGACATGACCAGCGATTGTAAACGAAGTTTCAGAAGCGCTCTGGCCAACGATTGTGATTTTAGGATGTGCAAGAGCAGAACCTTGAACTGTCAAGGTCCCACTTCTTGTCAACCTCTGTGTGTCAGTGGTTTTGAAGTATTTGGTAGGGTAGCAAGTGAAGGTTGCCTTGGTCATGTAAAGACCAGGTTTCACTTCTTCAAGGTCGGTCACATTGACCTTGTAGCACCAAAGTCGAGTTGTTTTGACTCGCTCACTCTCTAGCCAGAACTTCTCACGGATAAACAGACTCATAAATTGGTTCATCTGTTCTTCAGTAGGTTTTACCAAGTAAATCTTATAGGTTTTCTTGACCAATTCCCTATGTTTATTCGTCTGAACGATTGCTCCACTGATACCGCCATGCTCCAAAAGGGCTGTCTTGCTCTCTCCCAGAGCAATTGAAGGAGAATCATGGACAATGACTTTAAACGGAAAAGACGATGTTCTCACACCGTCAATCACAAGCTCATTATGTTTTATCATGCAAATCCTCCTCTCAATTGTGTCTTCCGTTGCAACTCGTCAGCAATCCGCTGAGCCACCTCATCAGCAATCCGACTGATGTCAGATTCTTCTCTTACAGTGTTACCAGTAATGGTAATGTTGATGGTGGGTGAAGTTCCACCCATTGTCTGAGCAATACCTCGACCAATGGCACCAAGTGTTTTGTCATTGAGTGGTAATACCGCTTCATTCCCAGCTTCACCACCAACCATAAGATTATTGCCATTCATTCCGAATATTGTCGGTTTCGTCATGATACCACCTTTGGCATACCATTCGATGCTGACGCTTGGCACACCTTGACTTATCCAGTCTAGTGGATTGGCTGAACCACTTACAGAAAAGTGAGGTAGTGGTATGTGTGGCCAACTAATGCTAAAATTAAACAATCCTTTGATGGCGTTGATAGCCGTGCTGACAAGATCCTTCGCTCCATTGATAGCACTGCCAATGGAATTTTTAATCCCATTCCACACACTTGATACTGTGCTTGAAATACCATTTAGTACGCTTGATACTGTTCCTGAAATGCCGTTCCATACACTTGAAATTGTGCTTGAAATAGCATTCAAGGTATTTGATATAAATGACTGTATTGCTGAAAAGATAGTTTGAGCCACGCTTTGTATTCCTTGCCATACAGTAGAGAATACTCCCTTGATGCTTTCCCAAGCCCCTGACCAGTCACCAGTTATAATTTGCATGACCGTTTGGATAATACCAAGAACCACATTTATTGCTGTTTCAACAACCGTTTTGATAATTTCCCAAGCAGTCGTGATGACCAGTTGAATATTGTCCCAAGTAGCTTGAATGAGCGGACCTAGATAAGTCATTACTGTATCTATAACTGTTGAAATAGCATTCCAGACAGTCTCAGCACTTGTTCTGATTAGTTCCTGGTTCTCTGTCCACCAATCCACAACCGTCCCAAAGATACTCATGACAAAATTAGAAATCTCTGATACGACTGCATTGATGACCTCGAGGATTGCATTCCAAACGGTCGTAACCGCCTCTCGAAAACCTTCGTTAGTTTCCCAGAGGTACTGAACAATTACAACGATTGCTGCTATTGCTGTCACAACCCCTGCAACGATTCCTATGATTGGTAATGCCGCTGCAATCATAGCGCCAAAAGAAGACATGAATACAGCTTGTATTGTTAAGATTATGGGGGCTATTACTCCTGCAATTGTGATGACTGTCCCTAATATGACAACAAATTCTTTAATTGGTCCAGGTAGACCACCGAACCACTCAGCAAGACCTTTGACGATATCCCCTAACATTTCAAAAACAGGGGCCAAGACTTCTGCAATTGCAGCGCCCAACTCTGACATAGCCAAAGTAACCGAATTTTGAGCTGTCTTAAATTTGTCAATAGGATCCAACGTAGATTCAAATGTTTTAGAAACCGCTCCTACTGAATATTCAGCAGATTCTGCGAATGTCTGAAAGTCAAATGAGCCACGCTTAATTGCATCAATCATTTGAGGTGCTTTCTTAGCTCCGAATATTTCCATGGCGAGTCCCATTGCTTCGGTTTCGCTAGTTGTATTCTTTATCTTATCGATTGTTTCGACAAGACCTTCTTTCAAAGTCTTACCTTGTTTAGCGTAGGAGCCTGCTGCCTTCGTTAAGCCTGATAAAGCACTTGAAGCATCGACACCACTCGTTTCAAATTGTCCGAGCAATGCTACACCTTCTTCAAATGAAAGACCTAGCATTTTAATTTGTGGTGCGCCTTCAATTGCTTTCTTCATCAAGTCATCGACTGAAACACCAGTTGATTGAGCTGTATAAGTAGTAGAGTCTAGGACCCTCGATAGATCACTGGTTGATAACTCGTAGGCTTCTAGTGCTTTACTTGCTGAAATAGTTGAATTAGTGATGTCTGTTCCATTGATTTCAGCGAATTTTATCATCTCAATAGACACATCTTTGAGCGCATCTCCGGTCAATCCAAACTGAGTATTGACCTCTCCAACCGCTTCACCAGCTTTACTGAAGTCAGTTGGGATTGTTGTTGCAATACTTGAAGCGATGTCTTGCATCTCTTTCAAACTATCGCCAGTCGCACCAGTTTTTGTGACGATGGTATCCATACCCTCATCTACTTGACGAAAGGCTTCAAGAGCACTCTTTCCGAAATCAACCAACTTTTGACTGATATCTGATAGTTTTTCAGAAAATTGATTAAGTAGTTCAGCTTTTAAAAGATTGTTTGTTTCGCTTAAGCTTCCGCTCGCTTGTTTTCCTGCATTCCCAAGATTACTCATCTCTTGAGAGAGATTCGAGTAAGCTGTTTTAGCTTGATTCAACTGAGTTTCCATTTTATTTGCTTCAGCTGAATTCTCACCATACTCCTGCTTAGTAAGAGCTAGTTGCTTTTCTAGATTTTCAATTTGTCGAGCAACAATATCAGATTGCGCTCCAATCTTTTTTTCAGCAAGTGCCAATTTATCTGCTTCACTAGCGTTAGCACCTAGCTGACTTTCTTGCAATTTAAACGAGCTGACAACTTTTTCAGATTCACTTGCAAGGCGAGTCTGCTCTTTCTGCAAGTTCTGAAGCTGACTTTTATTGCTTTGGGTAGCATTTCCATTTTCTGCTAATGCCTGGTTGACGTTTGCTAGTTTGCCTTCGTAACCTTTGAGCACATTTTTAGTAGTCTCGACTTCACGTTGAAAAGCACGATACTGATCAGCTCCAATATCTCCCTTTTTGAATTGTTCTTCAACCTGAGACTGAGCTTGTCTCAAGGTTTCCAGTTTCTCCTTAGTCGCCGAAACTTGCTTTTGCAAGACTTCTTGCTTCTGAGTCAAGAGCGTTACGTTCCCTGTATCAAACTTCAAGGCCTTGTCAATCTGTTTCAACTCCTGACTTGCATCAGTAGCAGCCTTATTGACATTTTTCAGCGCCTTCTGTAAGGGTTGCGTGTCGCCATCGATTTCAATTTTGATACCTTTGATATTTCCTGCCATATTTCCTCCTTTCTCAAAAAATAGAAAAGCACTGAGAGAACTTCTACCACGATAATGCAGTCAGACCAATGAACTTGGCATCAGAATTGCTCTCTCAGCACTCATTTTTCTTTAAAAACTGTCAAAATCAGCTTGCGTGGCTTTCCGTTCGCCACCTTTGTCCTCGCTCCGTAGATTCACATAATCCGTCTGATAATCCAGAGCCATTCCGATTGAGATGTGCTTTAGATCATCGATAGACAGACCCGTTTCTTTACAGCAGGACAGATAGGATTCTACTGTGAAGATTTCTTCGC